ACCTCTGTTGCCATTACAGGATTTGAAAGAACGAGCATCGTGCGATTTTCTTCTTCAGATACTGCTACTTTAGCGAAGATTTCTTCGCCATTTTTAAATTTAATCGTTGCGTAAAAATCGTCTTCCATCTTACTCCTTTAGTTGTATTGTGATAATGTCATAATTAAAATTTTCTTCATTGTATGTTTTAATTCTTTCAATAAGATGATTTAGTGTGTAGTTTTTTCTTGATTTATAAGAGCAGTCATCAGAGATGTCGTATAGTATAGCTTTGGTTTTGTTAGTTCCTTTTCGGAGTACTCTTCCAATGCTCTGGAGATTTCTAATCCTAGACTTTGAAGGAGAGGCAAAAACAATGTTATGGAGGTTTTTGATATTGATTCCAGTTGAAAACGTTCCATAAGATGCAATGATAACAGCGTTTATTTCTCTCTCGGTGATCTCACGAATAAGTTCTCTTTCTTCAGCATCCACACCACCATGAACAAAGAAAACTTTTCGATCATCTTCCTTATCAGTATTTATCAAGTCATATAATACTGCACCATGAGTTTGTACTCTACTATACAATACTAGTGTATTACCTTTCAGATCGAGAGTCAAGTTTCTAATAAAGTTATTTCTCTGTGAGTGTGTGATTAGATATTGTATTTCATCTTCGTATGTTTCAAATTTTTGTGGTGGATGTTTTAATACAAGGCATTGAATATCTAACTGAGAAAGATGACCTTGTTTCATTAGTTCATCTGTTTTAGTCACCTTGTATGATGGGCCAAATAGACCCTCTAAGACCCATTTATGCGTCTGTGTGCCGTCTAAAGTTCCTGTGAATCCAAACCTATACTTGGCATGATGTAATTTTGTCATTATAGATATTAATGACTTACTTTTAAATAAGTGAGCTTCATCACCAATCACAACGTTATAATCTTCAAAGAAAGTTCTGTCTAGTTTATAGACTGACTGCCATGTTGTAATTGTAACTGGAAACTCATTGGTCTTTTCTTTACCTGAATATATTCTGTGACAGTATGACTCAGAATCCCAACCATAATCCTGAAAGTCCTTATACATCTGCTCTACGAGAGATGTCGTCGGAACAACTAGCAGGATTTTTTGACGTTTATCTACGTAGTATCTTACGAGAGAATAAATCATCAAAGATTTTCCTGAAGCAGTCGGTGATATCAATAGCTTTCTATTGTGCCTTAAGGCATCGAATACTCCATCAACTTGGTATTGTCTGGGGGCATGAGAACATATAGATCTCATATAATCTTTTACACCCTCATATGAGATACCATCATTCAGTTCAAAAGGAACTCCATAATATTCATTATCTTGAAATTTATATGTATAATCGTGTCTCTTACAAAATGCGATGATTCGATCTAATAGACCAACATAAATCCTCTTTGATCGTAAATCAAATAAATGTATTTCACCATTCCAATTACGATTCCGATATTGAGGCATAAACTTTGCACTCTCAACTTGGAATGTAAAGTGATCTCTTAGTTCATATTCAATATGAGGGTCAGCTTTGACTCTAAGAAATACTTCATTCGCTTTGGATATGACAACATTAGCAGAAGTGTCAATCACATAGATCCATGAATCTATATGTATTTATCACCCCATTCCAGCGTTGAATCTCATAAACTCGATTGCATTTTTAATCTGATATGTACGATTTTGAATCACTTTTAATATACTTTCTAAGTAGGTGAGCATGGTATCATAGTATTCGATCTTCAAAGATGCATTGGATAGTTTCTCATCTGCATCCAAATACTTTGTCATTGTATCTTTATCTCTTATCTTTTTTGGAAAAGGATTTTGTATATAAACATCAGGATCAGCCTTACCACTGAAGTATTCATATCTCTCGTGTCTTATATTTTTTCTTTGTTGCTCTGCTTTTTTTCTCAGTAGAAATATCGTATTGTATATCTGAAAATATTTTGCATGAAGTGATGGTATATTCAAAGATTCATCATGTAGGTTATCTCGGTCTATTTTTGCATCTTTTTCCCACATTTCTTGAATCGTATCAAGATCAAAGGTCATTTCCCTCCAAATCGGTAATATTGTACATGGTGTATTTAAAACTTACATCTGCTGTAAAGTATTCAATATCAGTATCTGTAGCATCAAATGATAAAGTTGTCAAACTGTATGGCCATAAATCTGTAAATTTAACATTGAATTTTGCTACAAGATTGCTGCTAAGTATTTGTAACGTGCCATCAGAATATATGTCGTGTCCTGATAGTCCATAATTTCTTTTTGGTGTCTGTCCACTTGCTTCCCAATCACGAAACTCTTGAACAGTTTCTGGGAATCCTAATCCACGAAGCCATTTTTGAATCTCCATGTAATTAGTTAAGTCTTCATCAACAAGAAATCTAATATTTAAATCTCCAAAATCAATTTTATCTCCGGGAACTGGAATGTCTCTAAGATAATTTGGTTGATTTGCAACACCTAAATTTAGATCTGGAATATTTGCACTATTGCAGAAGTAAGCAACACCGGGACTTCGTTTAAGATTAAACTTAAAGCCAACTGGTGCAAGGAAATTCCTATTATCAATTTGTGATGGACGGGTTGCCATTAGTTCTGAGCAGGTCTCCTCTTGTATTTATTATAGCATAAAAAAAGAGACCCGTGAAGGGTCTCCTGAAAGATATAAGCATCTTGCTTACATAAGGTTTTTAACAGCAACACGTCTATAGTAACGGTTAGCGTTAACACTAAGGATACCGCTTCCTGCCTGTGTTCCTTCTGCGAATGGGTTAGCAACCATACCATAACGAGTCTTAAACCCGATTTTTGGTTGGAAACTATTTTCTCCCACTGCACGAACCATCTGTAGTGGAACGTAAGGACAGTAGAACAGTCCAGCATCATATGGTGAAGTACCTTTGTAACCAACGACATAGTACTGATTACCACCTGTAGGTGCAGCGTTAGCAGCAGTTAGGTTTGCAGCATATGGGTCGATGTATACTCTGAACTTACCTTGTAATGTACCAGCAAATGTATTACCAGTGTCATCAACGTTAAGGTTAGCATTAAGAGCAGGAGTGTAGTCAAGTACACCAGCCATTGTTAGTGCAGATGCAACGTCAGCAGAACATAGGATGATGTTACCCTTTCCGCGACGAGTTCTTTGTGCAATCGCGTTAGCATCTCTTTCGATCTGGAATAATAGACCTTTGAACTTCTCAACAGACCATCTTCCGTTTGAGTCGATGTCTAAGTCGAAGATACCTGCAGTCGCTGTGTTTTGAACAGCACCCTGCTCTGCAACCTTATAGATTAATCTGATAACTTCTCTGTTGATCTCAGCAAGTATCTCTGTTGAAAGGATATTTGCTAATTCTGCTTCAGCGTTCAATCCGTGGATTGCCTTAAGGTCTTGAGCAAGTTCTAAACTGTACTCTGCCTTTAGTGCTCTGGATTTCGCAGTAACAGTCACTTTCTCGATGGAGAATGCCATCTGGTTGAAGTGATCGTTAGCACCTGAACCTAAGTTCTCAGCGTCTCCTGTTACTAGACCTTGACCAACGTTATAGCCAGGTGTAGCAGCAGTTCCAACTGGGTTTAGAATTGCAGGGTTAGATCCTTGCTGTGAAGCAGAACCGAAACCAGCAGGTGTATCTGTAAATCCAGCTGTTTCATCGCTATTTGAGTCGTTTCCAGAGAATGTTGTATCTACTTCATTGTAGAATGCTTCTGTTCCACTTTGTGAAGTGAATCTGGATCTCATTGCGAAGATTAATCCAGTTGGGCCACTCATTGGTTGTACACCAGCAAGGTCATATGCCACCAAGTTAGGCATAGATCTTCTGATCAATGAGATAAGAACTGGGTCGAAACCAGCAACTGGGCCAGTAGCAGTTGCACCGCCACCAAATCCACCGCCAGCACCAGCAGCGTTTGCTGCGTTAGTTGGAGGAGCTTCCATCAAGTTGATACCTGATGAGAATGCTTGCTCTTCTCTTAAAAATTTTTCTTGGTTTTCTAGCAAGACAGCAGTAACTGCTTTACGATGGTTGTCTTTGATTGGATCAAGACCCTCATACTCTAATAGCGGCTTCCACTTTTCCTGCAGTTGTTCTGATTGGAACATTTGCTTAAAAAATTAGTGTTTGCGTTTGTTTAATATCGAAATCAGGATTTACCAAATGCTGATATTGTCTTCATGTAAGCAGCCATTGCGTTAGATACATCTGGTGCATCTGCACTATCGACTCCTTCTGAAATTGTATCAGATTTAGCAGCTGGTGACTTTGCCTTAGAAGAGAAATATGACTCTCTAAGTGTCTCCAACTTCTCACGATAAGATTCTTCACTTTCAAACTCTACACTTTGGGAAAGTGAAGCGAGCTTTTCTTTCTGAGTAGCAGCGAGGCCATCAGAAACTGATTCAAGAATACCGTTAGCAACAGACTCACCGAGTCTCTTGTTTAATCCAACGTTCTTCTCAATCTGCTCGTTGAGTTTTGATTCCATGTCATCTAGTTTTTCTACCATGCTTTCCAGCACATCATATTTGTCTTCAGGAATAGTTACATAATGTTCTTCAAAGAGTGACTTCATCCCACTTAAGAAGGATTCTGTCATATCTGTTTTTAACCCTTGCTCAACTGCAAGAGCATTTTCGGTGAACCACTCATCTGCAACATACTCAAGATAGTTATCAACTCTATCAGAAAGAGATGCTTTTTCTTCAGCGATTCTTTCTTCAAGTGTTTCTTGGTATTTTGCTTCTAATGCTTCCTTAACCTCGGAAACTTTAGAGTTAAGAGCTGTCTCGAAAACAAGCTTTGCCTTTTCTTTAAACTCTTCAGAAAGGTCTTCTCCTCCAAAGAGTGCATTAACATCTTCCTCGATGTCAACTTCTACTTCCTCAGTAGATTCTTCTTCAGCAACTACCTCATCAGTAGTTACCTCTTCCTCCTCAATAACCTCATCGACGATTTCGTCTTCTTCCTTCATACCACCTTTCATTGGTTCTGCAGGTTTTGCTTTTGAATTAACGACATCTTTAACTTGCTTTAAAGTGCCACCAGGTGTTTTTAGCTTTGCTGAATCATCATCTGGTTTGTAATTCATTGGTGTAGGGCCTCGGAGATCCTCAACGCTCCCTGCTACTGAGGTATCCATCGGCATTGCTGGTTTAGCGTTGGCGTTCAC